TCAACTACACCCCATCTTCTGGTGGTGGATATGCCCAAGGTGGTACTATTGGTGTGTCTTCACAATCGCGAAAAATGTATAAGGCATTTGGACAAGGTATTGTTGATGCTCAACTGGATGAAAAGAAAAAACTAGCAGAAATTCAAGGAGAGGGACTTAGAAACTATTTTGAGACTAAAGGTGGTATTGAGAAATTGGGTGAAGGTTTGAAAGGTTTCTTTGAAGGTCTTGGTGGAGCATTTGCTAGTTTGTTTCGTGGATCTCCAGATACTCCTGGTGGTCCTGGTGATCCCACTAATGTTGGTGGAGGTGGCACAGGAGAGCAAAATCTTGCTGCATTCCTATCAACCATGGAAGCAACTGGCAATCAAAACCAAGCAGACGCATTCCAAGTAATGCTTAACAGAACCGCTGATGCAAAAGCAGGTGGTTCTATGAAAGCATATGGAAGCACTTTGGGTGATCAAATTATGGGTAAAGAGCAGTTCTCGCCATTATCCGCTGCAATTTACGGTGCTAGTGCAGATAGTGCAGCAGCTAAAAAGTATGGTCATATTACATCGGCATTAGGTGGTAATGTAGAGGAGAGAAAGAAAAAACTACTTGAGATTGCTTCTCAACCAGATGGATTAGCCGCTTTACAAAAACTATTTGGTGGTGGTTCTGCATCCGATGCATCGAAAGTATTACAAGACTTCAAATCTGGTGGGTCATTATCTCAAACATCTGCTAAAGATATTGGATCTATGGTATCCTTCAGAGGATATAGTGATGGTTTACCAGCGGATCGTTATAATAGAGGAAAAGGTGGAAACTTCTTCTTTGATAAAGGATCAAAAGGTAAAGTAGGATCATTATCTGAAGTGTCTCCTGGTCAGAGTCCTGGTGCTGGGATTAGTTCTAAAGAAGGAACTGGAATGGCAACATTTGGTGAGACAGATGGTGGATCTGGAAGATTACGTAATGCTGTTGGATATGTTCACGGACACTTCCAAAGTAATACTGGTACTGCACAAGATGTTGTTAACGATACATCAGCGATGGTTCGTGGTATGTTAAATTCTGGTTTAACTGATATTTCTATATCAGATGGAACCACTTTTCTACCAAGTATGTCTGATGGTGAGATTAAGGGATTGGTAGAAAGAGGATTAGCACAACATTCACATAGTGGTGATGGAAGATCTGTTGATATCTTTGTTCCAAAAGGAACTCCTGTTCCTTTCCCACTAACTGATGTAAGAACCACTGGTGGTGGTGAAGGTAGAAATGGTATTCTTCCTGGATCTGGAAATACATGGGTGGGACATTTAACTCCTGATTCTCAGTCTGGATCTAAACCTTCTGCTGGTATTGCTGCAGAACCAGATATGTCTCCAGCAAAAATGCTTGCGTCTGCTAAAATGCCTGCATTAGCGGCATCATCAGCATCACCACAAACTGGAACACAAATGATGGCAACTTCAGCACAAGTAGCATCTGCTAATCGTGGGGGTGGTGGATCGCCTACAGTTATTAATAATTACTAGGGTCCTGGCGGCGGTCAACAAAATGGAACTCCAACTCCAAATAGTGTATCTGCTGGTATTGATATGAATGCTGCAGGTCTTGGTGCGTTCCAAGAAGCTAAACTTAGGATTCTAACATAATGGCACAATCACAACAGTTTCAAAATACATTTGAATTTTCTCTTAAAAGTGTTGTTATAGCAGCACTTGGAGAAACAGAAGGGTATGAAATCAAACAAATGGTTGGAACTTTCAGTTATGTTGAAGGTATCACTAGTCCGTTTGTTGCAGGAACAATGTCGGTTGTTGATAGTGCTGGATTGTTAGCAGATCTTCCTATTCAAGGTGGTGAGACTGTTAAGATCGTTGTAGATACTTCTTCTACAGATGATCCACAAGAATATGTAATGCAAGTGTGGAAAGTGGGTAATAGATATGCTAAAAACCAAACACAAGCATTTACATTAGGTCTTGTATCTGTTGAAGCACTTAATAATGAATGTGTGAGATTAATGAAAAGATTGGAAGGAAAACCAGAAGAGATTATTGCTAAAATTTTACAGGAAGATTTGAATACAGACAAACCATTTGTAGTAAATTTGAATGGTATGACATCACCAACTCAATTTGCTGTAAAAATGCTTCCTACAAATAGGAGACCATTTGATATTATCTCATCGTTATGTGTAAAGAGTGTAAAAATTGATAGTGGTGGATCTGCAGGAAAAAACTCAAAATCTGATGGAGATAGAGATAAAATTAGTGGATCTGCTGGATATTTCTTCTGGGAGAATAAAAGAGGGTATAATTTCTTTGCCGTTGACGATTTATTAGACGAGAACGAAGAGAATACATGGGGTCCATACATTGAAAAACCAGCTAATCAATCAGATGGTGCAGATGATAGACTTACAATTTCTCAAGCAGTATTTCAGTCTGAAGTTGATGTTATGTCTGCTATGCGAAAGGGTAAGTATTCTAGTCTTATTGTTTTCTTTAATCATTCCACAGGTCAGTATCATGAATATGACTATAGTTTAGAAGATGCATATGATAACATGAAGCATCTTGGAGCACAAAATAAACCATCTTTAATTAAATTTGGAGATAAGTCTATTTCTGATTATCCAACTAGAATTGTATCTACCATTTTGGATCATGAATCATGGTACAATGAACCCGGAATTGCATCTTATGAAGAAGAAGATGAATCAGAAGAACCAAGTGAATTTTGTGATTTTCATAAACATTTTGCAGCACAGTCTTTAATGCGATATGAATTATTGAAACATCAAATGGCAACAGTTGTGATTCCGGGCAACTCAGAGATCTGTGCAGGTGATAAGATCAACATAAAACTTGTAAATAAAGCACCAGGTGCTAGAATCAATGATGAACCATACGATCAAGAAAGTAGTGGCATTTACCTCATTGAGGAAGTAACACATACTTACGACTCTGCAGCAAACGGAAACGGTAAGTTTACAACAACCTTAAGATTGATGCGAGATTCGTATGGGGACATTGAATCAAACCACGGCACTAAATAAAAACGTAGAAGCAATTACTTATGGAAAATATCGAAACTCATATTGCTAAGGACAAAGAAATCCTTGACAATCCTATGACTTCTCCTAACCAACGTCGTCATATTGAAGGAGAACTTCATGACTTAGAAGAATATGTAGAACATCACAAAGAAGAAATTGAAGCAGGAGATCATCACGATCCAACTGCACTTGAACTTTATTGCGATCAAAATCCATCAGAGTTAGAATGTTTGATTTATGAAGATTAACTGATATGGACCAATTAGTATCACAGTTGATTCCTACTCAGCGCATCGGAAACGATGGGTTCAATTGGTGGGTGGGTCAAATTGAAGGAACTGCCACTGACGAAAAAAATAACAAAGGTGGTTATCGTTTCAAAGTTCGTATTGTAGGAGATCATCCTGGTAAAAAGGAACTCCTTGATACGGCAGATTTGCCATGGGCAACTGTGATGATGCCTGTCACAGTTCCATTCATTCCTGGTAATAGTGGTGGAGCACACCCACAACTAGAGATTGGTTGTTGGGTTATCGGTTTCTATATGGATACCGAGAAACAAAAACCTATCATCATGGGGTCTATTGGACAGACTCCTGGTGCAACAAAAGTATTCAGTGAGAGAACACCAGATACTCCACCATTTGTTACAGCAATCCCACAACTTAATACACAGGCAGTTGGTCCACCAATCCAAAAAGATGAAGGTGGAAACTCTACTGGAAAAAACACAGCGACAGGTGGATTGCCAGATGGTAGTTGTGATGGGGATGGTAATTCTAGAGTTAATGTTCCACCTAAGAAGGTAGCACCACTAAAAAATAAAACAGCACAGGCAGAAGATTGGTGTCAGTCTAAAGCAGAAAAATGTGATAACGAAGATATGTCATCACAATTGACTGGTATCATGGGAGAATTCCTTGCTGCAGTTCAAAACAATGGTGGAAACATTGGTACATATGTTGTCAACGAAGCGACAGGACAGTTGCAAAATGGTATTGGCATAGCAAGAAGTTATGTCAACAAAGCAATGATGGTTGTTAGCGAATTTGTTGCTAGAGTAAAGGGGTTTATCATTGAAAAACTCAAAGCAGCAGTAAATGATTTAATTAAAGCATTACTAAGACCATCTGAAGATGGCAACTCACTAACTCCAGTTACAGAATTTTTCAATAACATATTAGCAAACTTAGGATGTTCAATGGCAGATCTTGGTGATCGCCTTGCTAAGTTCCTAACAGACATTTTAATGAGTTATGTTCAACAGATTTATAAGTCTGTTGCTTGTCAGATTGATGCTCTTGTTAATGGTATCATGTCGAAGATTAATTCGTTGATGAATGATCTTCTTAGTCAAATTCTTGGACCACTTAGTGATATCTTAGGAGCAATTGCGGGACCACTAAACATTCTTGGTGGTGCAATTAATTTCGTCTTGAATCTTCTTGGAATTTCATGCTCTGGTCCTGATAGAACATGTAGCAAGTATAAACAAGTATGCACAAATGGTGGTCAAGAACTAGATGAAGAAGACGATTTTCTAGATCGGTTGTTATCAGATATTGATAATCTATTCCCAGCAACCGGTGCTGATTATACCCAGTATGTTTGTGATGATGCATACAAAGGAAATAGTTTAAAGTTTACTACTGTTGGATTTACTGGTGGTGTTCCTAAGGGTGGCACTAGTGATATCGATGGCGGCGGCAGTGGTCCTAATAGAAAACTAGAAGACCAAGATCCTGATAATAACGGCGTAAAACAAACCGAAAGAATTACATATGAAATTAAAAATGTAATTGTAGTCGAAGGAAATATTGCTAAATTTGTAGTCACTAGGAAAGGATTTATTTCGGTATCATCTTCTGTGACGTATAAAACATTAAAATATGCTGGTAGTGCCACAGAAGAAAAAGATTATATTCCAGTAAATGGTATCTTGGGGTTTGCTCCAGGAGAATCAGAAAAAACAATACAAGTTCAAACTCTGGTTGATTCTGAAAGAGAACAGGACGAAGACTTTAAAATTATTATACGAAAGAATACACCAGCAAAGGGAAGTCCAGTACAGACAAGATTTATTAAGAACCTTGCTACAGGAACAATCACTGAAAAGAATGTAATAGAACCATCTGATCCATATACCGGATCTCCTACAAATCCAATATATGATCTTCCTGATGTCTTTCCTCCTTCAGTAACTGATCCTACTGATGATGATGGTGATGGGGATACAACTGGACCAGATGTAAATGATCCAAACCCTTCGCCAACAGATGATGATGGGGATGGAATTGATGATAATACTGGAGTCGGAATTGTAAAAACTGTTAGTGTTGCAGCAGATAGAGATACCTGTCCAGAAGGAGAATTTATTGTTTATACAGTAACAACAACAAACTATGTGAATGGAGAAATTTTATATTACACTCTTTCTGGCAATGATATAACTTCTGATGATATCATTGGTGGAAATTTAGTTGGAAATGTTGTTGTTAATGACAACAAAAGTAAAATTACGGTAGGTATTGAAGAGGATGGTGTTGTAGAAGATGCAGAAATTCTTCGATTGACCATTAATGGAACCGGCGCATTTGATGATGTTGTAATCGTTACATCAGATGATTTAATCGATGATGGCGAAGGAGAAGGACCCGGAACTGATACAGGAACATTTGTTCCACCAACTGTTGTAGTCGAAGATGTTATCACAGATGAAAGCGGAGGAATAATTGATATTCCTGTATCTAATCCTGGTTCACCATGGGCAGAACCTCCATATGTCTTTATTACAGGAGAAGGTATTGGTGCTACTGCAACTGCTTTATTGGATAGAGATGGTTTCTTGACAGAGATTCGTGTCAAATCTAATGGTTTTGGTTATAAGAAAAATCTTGCTGATGATAATGGCAAGAGATGTATTATCGATGCTCTTACTCTCATTAGACCTGGAATTGATTATAAAGAACCACCCACTATCTACATTAATGGTAGAGATGATGTAGCAGAAGCAATTATTAATGAAGATGGATTTGTAATTGGTGCTCGTATTACTGACAGAATAACAACATATAAGGAATATCCTGAGATTATTGTAGTTGGTGGTGGTGGTTATGGTGCTAAACTATTACCGTCTCTAGCATGTCTAGATACAGATGCACTGTCTAGAATCGGTTCTACTAAGATTGGAACTGGTCGTTACGTTGATTGCCCATAATGAATACACAATCCGCTTCCACATATCCAACAACTCTTGCTAAGTCCACAACTCCTGATGAAACTCAGGATAATGGTTGTGGACCTAGGTTTAGAACTTGGAATAAAGGCACATTAACAGGATCTGAAATATATGAGAGAATGTTGCCGGATGGTGAAACTAAGGCACTTCGTATTGATGGTCCAGAAGATAGCACAATTGTGCAAAATAATCTTGGGCAAATTAAATTAATTACTGGTGAAAGAGGTACAGAAAGGGGACCTGGTAGCGGTCAACTACAGATTCACTCTTGGGGTTATCAAGCAAAGCATGAGCAGAGATCAAACTTACAGTTTAATGCTGGCGATGACAATGAAGAAAAACAAGCATTAAACCTTCAATGCTATGGGGACTATGTAGAGAAAACTACAGGTGGTACACGGTATATCAGAGCACAAAAAATTGTTATCGAAGCATCAGAAGAATTGCTATTGATTGGTAAGACTCAAGTCAACATCCAAGCAGGAACTGCCGGTGGTGGTGCTATTATTATGAATGCTGGTAGTATTGAAAGAACTGCAAGTCAAGACAAAGAAATTATTACTGGACAGAAAATGACATTTGGTGTCAGTGAAGAAACAAAAGTTCAGTTTGATCCAAGAGCATCACAAAACATTGTTTCTCCTGGACACATCAACTGGAGTATTCTTGGAGATTATAAGCAGTGGATTGGTGGAGTAGAACAGCATATTGTCGCTGGTGGACCAGGAACACCTCCGTTAATCAAAGCAAGAGATAGTACATATTCTGTTAAGACAACAATTGGTGGTCAAACTTATGATTCTACAGACTTTATCAGTGTTAAGGCAGGTCTGAATTATAATCTTACCGCTGGTGGTATTGCTAACCTAACGGCAACAGGAGCAATGAATATCAAAGGCGCATTAATTTTACTTAACTAAGCAATCACGGATACTGATCGTAAACTGGCACAAGGGGGGTTGTTTTCTGGATTCAACTCTGATAAATTACTCTTGTAGCAAATCAGGTGAGTGCCGCAACTACTTGCATAACCTGGTTGACGCATCCAGCGTCTTGTGCTATAATAAACTCATGCGATCGGGAGTCGAACCGATCCATCATCTGCGGGTATTCATTCCGCAAGTAAACAAAAAGGTAATTAAACAAAATGATCAAATCTGTATTCGCAGCAACCGCTGCCCTGTCCGTATCCGCTGGTGCTGCTTTCGCAGGACCCTACGTCAACGTGGAAGCCAACTCCGGTTTCACTGGATCTAGCTACAATGGAACCGCAACTGACCTTCACGTTGGTTACGAAGGCGCTCTTGGCGAGAACGCATCATACTACGTCCAAGGTGGTGCTACTGTAGTCTCTCCTGACGGTGCTGAGAGCGACACCGTTCCTTCTGGTAAGGCAGGTCTTGGTATCGGTTTGACCGATGCTCTGGGCGCATATGGCGAAGTCTCCTTCGTTGGTAGTGGCGATAGCAACATCGATCGCGGTTATGGCACCAAGTTGGGTCTGAAGTACAGCTTCTGATAAATAACGTTGAGACCTTTCGTGCGGTCTCTACAAAAGTCGGAACACCCAAGGGGACCTTCGGGTCCCTTTTTTCATGGTTCTAAATAATTACGTGGAAATGAGTGCCGTATGTTATCTACACAATATAGACTACGACTAGAATTTATTTGTAAACGTATCGCAAATAATGATGATGTAAAACTAGATGATATGATCTGGGCGCAGAAACTTGCTAAGGCAAATACATCTGCTAATGAGATGTTAAAGATGGCAAGACGCCAAGCATCACAAAATATTGAGGAAGGTAGTACAGACGATTTTCTGAATAGGATGGGACTAGGTGATCCCGACCCATCCAATCATAAGACGGGATTTACCGATGCTGATGATATTAAAAATTGGTTTCAGCAAGACAAACCTGATGACTGGAGACAGCGAGACTAATGCCAAGTGAATTTGATTACGTTGAAGCACCTACAGAGGGTGAAGTTGACAAATGGGGGTTTACAATCAAACCATCTATTAGCGATACCGAACTAATTCTTAGGTGTTTACGCAATGCTCCTTGTGGATCTGATAAGAAACAAGTTGAACGATTAATTAAGCAATACCATGACTAAGAAACAATACAAACAACTGCTACTGGACCACTTCACAGAACAGTTAGATAAACTCACAGCAAAGGAACTGAAGGAACTTGCTGCGAGACACACATGAAGGATTATGTCTGTATCCCCATGTGGGATCCTATTCGCGAAATGATGCGCTATCATTGGGTTCATAAGTCCGAAAAGGATCCTATGCAATTCGCGAAAAATCTCAACCCAGAGCAAGAAGTCTTATGAGTAGTAAGATGCTGTTTCTGGTTGACATTGGTAATGGTAGATGTGTCAGTCATGATGGATACATTCAAATTGGTATTTTCTCTCATAGTGTAGAGAAGCATCTTGAGTTGTGTCCTGACCAAGAATGGCAGGTAACATACTGGATGCCTGATCCATTCTGTATCAGATATCCAAGACCTAATTATCAGCATACTATGAAGGCGAATGAAGGTTCACCTAGAACTGATAATGCTACTGATAGTAGACCAAGAGATTTCCCAGATCAAGCAACAAATAGATTGGAGAGAACATTATGAAGATGTGGGAGACACAATGTGTTGGGTGTGGGAATATGATTCCCGCCAATCAATGTCCTCAAGTTGGATGTTATGTCCCTTCTAAGGGCAAATACGAAAACTCTTTATGTAAACCTTGTTGGTTAATACGAAAATTATGGAAGTAAGCAAAATCGATACACAGGGAATGAGTCTCCCTGGTAAATCAAAGAAACCAAGTAGTTATGATCCTATGCCAGTGAAAATTCGTACAATCTTCACACCAGAAGAACGTATTGAGTTGAAGCAAATTATTCATGAGGCACTTGACGAGAGGGAGAAAGCATGAAGTTTAAAGCATTAGTATTCATCCGACTACGATCACAGGTGGATGACTCACCAGGCAACGCCGTGAGAGACGCCTGTAAGCGACTGTCTGAGTTAGACATCAAGAAATTGAGATTGGGTAAGGTAGTTGATGTTTGGTTGGAGTCAGAGAGCAGAGAGTATGCTGAGAAGGAACTCGAAATGCTATCTGATAGATTCCTTGCCAACACAGTCATGGAAGACTGGGACTATGAACTAACTGAGATTGAAGAATTTCCTAAAGGTATTGAATAATGGATGATTTTAACACACCAGGATCTAATAAATCTTGGATGGATGATGGATTTAAAAAGTTTAGCACTCAATGGCAACTAGATAATGTTGTGAAATTACTAGATGCTAAGATCGAACGTTGTCGTGTATACAATAGCGACAATCGGGATGAAGTATATAATCAAATCACCATTACTTACAAAGAAGACACATGCAAGCAGTAATTTATTCAAATGGTAGTCAAGAGTGTGAGCGTATCGCAGCACTACTTAAATCAATGGGTGGAGAGTTTCATGAGTATAACCTCAACGAACACTTTACTCAAAGAGCATTTGAAGCAGAGTTCGGACCTGAAGCAACCTATCCCCAGGTCGCTATTGGTGCCAAGCATCTTGGTAATATGCATGACACATTACACTATATGAAAGATGCTGGGATGCTTGTATAGCTTGACAGCATTTAAGAAACCCAGTATAATAACTATGTTGAGGATAAAGAGGAGCAATGGCTTTAGGTAAACAAGTAGAGGAGAGTCTTTCAGAGGCTACAAGTAGTCTTCGCAACGCATTATCATATGCTGCTAGACAAGAACGACCGATTGTATGTAAACAGATTGCTAATCTTATCTCAGAGATTGACAGTATCGGATCATTTGATGGTATTCTAGACAAATTAGAGGAGTTTTCCAATGAAAAAGACAGTTAAGAAGATCGATAGACACGGACATGAAGAGACTTGGGAGTGGGAAGAGACTCCTGAACTGAAAGAGTTTATTAAGCGCCAGTCATTTACAAATCTGTCAGCACCCCCCACTCGTCCCACATAATGCAAGTTATTGATAACTTTTTGAATAAAGATCAATATCATGAATTGTATAATACCATGTTCTCTGCCGATTTTCCATGGTATTATGCAAACAGTGTTATGCCCGAAGGTCTAGTAACATGTAAAACGTTTGACAACTATCAATGGGGTCATTCTTTTTATAGAGAGTATGCTTTTCAGAGTCAACATGCTATAATACTTCTTCCTATAATTAAAAAGTTAGATCCTGCTGCTATTGTTAGAATCAAAGGGTTAATGCTCTCTAGAACTGAGGAGAATGTAGAGCATGGAATGCACGAAGACAATACGTTTAGTACAACCAATGCTCTATATTATCTTAATACTAATAATGGATACACTAGATTTGAAAATGGTAAAAAGGTTGACAGTGTTGCCAATCGTATGCTAATATTCCCTAGTGGGATCAAACACACAGGAGCAACATGCACAGATCAAAAAGTGAGATGTGCCATTAACTTCAATTACTATTGTAAGTAGAAGCTTCCTTAGCAATCTGGTGAATGCAGCAAACTCATAATTTGCCTAAGGAGAGTTCGATCCTCTCAGGAAGCATCTGCGAGTATGGCGGAATCGGTAGACGCACCAGACTTAAAATCTGTTGAGAGCAATCTCGTGGGAGTTCAAGTCTCCCTACTCGCATTCCTGTTAAATATATCATTAACAGGAAACCATGACATTATGGCACAATTTCGGTACACAATCTCACGTAAGCATGTATTTGTAGACAATGTACCTGTTTTGATGTATTATGTTGAAAGTATGCCATTTGCTTTTGATGTCCTCGAAGATGAGGATAAAGATGACAAATGGATACTGGCAGAAGCAGCACTCAATGAAGAGTATACTATGGAGGATATCTTCAAGTACTCTGATTACTTGATTGCTGAAGAATGCCACCCTGTATTATTTGAATTAGATCTTATTAATCCTGAAGTGATGCCCGATGAACACGTTTCTTGAATTATTTGAGGGAACTTTTGCTAACAAACGTCAAGCACAAAGTCATCCTACTCGTTATGCTCACATTCGTGTTAGTCATCGTAAGATTGGGGAGACTCGATTTTATGGAGAACAAGCATACAACTATCAATTAGATCGTCCATACAGACAATTTGTAATTGAAGTAGTTGATGAAGGTGATCACCTCAGACTTAAGAATTATGAGATCAGAACACCAGCAACATTTGTTGGGTGCAATAACCTTGATAAACTTACTGATGACCTCTTGACATATCGAGAGGGATGTGATAATATTATCAAGGAGACGGCAACAAAGACATTCACCGGTAAGAATGATACTTGTGAGTGTTGGGTAATGCGTGGAGGAATCAAGACTTATGTTAATAACGAAGTTCTTCTTACCGAAACAAATTACCAAGTAATGGACCGTGGTCTTCATGCAGAATCCCATCAAAA